TCCTCCATTTCTTCGATGGAACTTGCGTTCCAAATACGAGGACGAACACCGTGATACGATTTGTAGGCATCACTGTATTCTTGAAAAACTACGTCAAATCGGCTAATCATTTCAAAACTCCATTGTTAATGTCTATATATGTTATATAACACTTTCATAAATAGTCAAGTGTTATATAACTATAAGACAATTAATTCGTAAATCATCGGCATTGAGGCTAATAAGATGGCAAAAGCAGTCCAGCTTACACCTAAGAAGAACCAGCCTATGGCTCGGTTACGGTTCATACGTTTGATCTCACGTCTAGTCATGTTACATCCTCAATTATATATTAACTGTTCTAACTATACAGTTAAAACCTGTTTCATGGGCAGCTTCCATAGCTGAACAATTGGCATCATCTATGCTTAGATAATCAGCCCATACGTAAGGCTCATTATTATCAAGCACAATAACAACATATAATGTTTTATTCATTGCTTACGTCCTTCCATCCACTGTCATGAACAAGTGTAGGTGATCGTCTGTACATTTCTTCAGGCGATCTGGTGATCTCATTCAAAGTGTCCAATATTGGACGGTTTGTTTCCTGCGCAGCCAATTCATAGAATTGTTCAGTAGCTGCATCAAGCTGCCACTGTGCAAGGCCACGTTTAGTGCTAGGTATAAGATACCTAACACTGGTTTGATGTGTGTGACGGTGGATCATGCTGCCGCCTTTGCATTACCCTTTTGACGGTTCTCAAGAACCGCCATGAGATCAAGAACAATCTCTTCGAGATCAAGGTTATTAAGATGAGCTTGCTTAACAATGGTATTTACCATTACACTCTGGGTGATCTTAGGGCGTTCAGCCTTTGGCTGTTCTGTAGGTTCAGATTGTCCAACATTGGACGGTTCTGCTTTAGCAGGTTGTTCAGCTTGTGGCTCACTGCCTTTGGCAGCTTTACGCATTGCAGCTTGTAAAGCTGTGAGGGATGAACCTTTGAAGCCAGAGGCTTTGATGAAGTCACGGATCTCAACTTCGTTTTCAACGAACCACAGAGCCTCAGACCGTCTACGACGATCAATCTTGTCAACATGGTATGTTGTCAAAGTCTGGCGGCTAATCTGACCACTATCTAGTGGTGACTGAGCCTTCAACTTCTGAAGAAGTTTACCCAGCCTAGTATCAAAACCGTTAGGTTTTATGGTGTTCTTCAGACTGTTAGTCTGGTTCCAAATCCGTAACAAGGCTTTGCCTTCATCCTGATCAGCTTTGATTGAAGTACCTTCAACTTGTGGTTTTGCTGTTGAGTTTGCCATGGTTTGGCCCTTTCTCTATCTACTGTTACACTTAAGAGAATTTATATCTCTCTCACCCTAAAGGGAGAGATAGAAATTATCTGTGTAACATTAGTAGATAGAGTTGTTGAAAGTGACCTCACGCGATCCTCTGCGCTTGCCGTTTCCCGTGTGACTACAGGTATCTTCGATACCGCAGTTCGTGCGCGAAACTCGTGAGGCTAGTTCACTGTTTGTTCTACTGTCCAACATTGGACACCCCACCCCGTAGGGGTGTAGTAGTTTGTGCATCGGCCTTACAACACAGCCCCACCGTGAAAATCCCACCCTTTTTTTCATGCTTTAGCATGGCAACTGATTGCATAACAGTTGTCGGTGGTTAATATGTTACTGAAAGTAAAGGGTTTTTCTGTAGCATGGTGGATGGTCACGCATTATGCGCTTTCACCTGCGCTGCAAGTGCCTGTCATGCGCCCAGACACACGTCATGTGTGCGTACGTGCAGGGGCCACACGGGGGTACGTAGATATGTGCATGAGTATACACACAGATCTGGAAAAATAGAGTGTTAACCACATTACATATATAGTGGTTTACATATAGAATGTATATCACAATACGTTACAATTGTTACAATAATGTGATTAAATGTATTTTAGGGATTGACAGGGGTCTTAGAATGTGTAAAACTATATATAACAGTTTTTGGTGGCCTACACTTTAACTGTATCACGTACAATGATACATTTATAACGCTACATTAACTTACTTTATAAATACATTAGCTAAATCACGTACAATGATAACACTTAAACTGTATGTTAAGTGATATAAATTAGTATTTTTTATAAATAAGTATTGACAATGCCTAAAAAATCAGTAAAACTATACACAGATAATGTTCTTGATGAGTTCTATAAGCACGTACTCAACAATAACATTGAAAATCTACACATTCCCCACAGTGATGTCTTTTATGTTCGTGAAGCTGTACAGAATTATTATGGCAGACCGTTTACTTTGGAACATGTAGAGTGGGCTATGAGGGCAGAGGGGTGGACTGATGGCGACAAAGAGCGGGAAAAAGTCACGTAAAGGCACAGGCATGAAAGGACTGACCATTAAAGGTGGTCATAAACGTTCTACAAAGTCTGGTGCAGGTATGACAGAGAAAGGTGTTAGGGCGTATAGACGTAAGAACCCTGGATCTAAACTTAAGACTGCTGTAACCGAAAAGAACCCTTCTAAATCTAGAGCTAAAAGACGTAAGTCTTTTTGTGCTAGATCAGCAGGACAAATGAAAAAGTTTCCCAAGGCTGCAAAAGATCCTAACTCAAGGTTGAGACAGGCTCGTAGGCGTTGGAGATGTTAAACCATAAAGGAATAAACTGATGGGAAAGAAAAGTTTAGTAGAACTTGTATCTAGTATTACAGGTAAAGGTACAACAATGACCGCTAAATCTTTAGCAGGTGTAAAGGTTAAATTACAAACTAAGATACGTAAGTTAGAAGGTAAAGATAAATTATCTGCAGAAGAAAAAACTGAATTAAAGAATATGAAACGTCAACTAAAAGATGTTGAGAATGAAATGGCAGAAGAATCTACTAAAGCTGGACGCTCTATGCAGCAAAAAGCTCGTGATAAAAAAATGAAAGATAAAGTTACTTTGCCAAAAGCTCCTTTTGAGATGCAAGCTGGTGGCGCATTAAAAAAACCCACAGCAGATCAAAAAGGCTTGAAGAAACTACCTACTGCAGTGCGTAACAAAATGGGCTACATGAAACGTGGTGGTATGATGAAGTCTGGGAATAATGACATGCGTAAAGGTGGCATGTTTTATAAATAGTTAAGGAGAGAAACTATGCTTGGAGGAAGAGGTCGCACTAAACGTGCAGTAGGTTCAATGCGAGGAAAAAAGATTGCTGGGTTGGGTGCATTACGCCAAAGAAAAGCAGCTAGAGCAACAGCAAATAAGCAAAAAACAGGGGCTTTACAGCGAGCAGCAGCAACACAGGCAGCTGCTGGTGGTAATAGAGCAAGTGCTCAAAGAGGTAGAGTATCAGGTGCAGTAGCAAGTCGTGGTGGAAGACCAACACCAAGAAGAAGAAGTCCTTTTGGGCGTAGGGCTGGTGCTTTACAGAGAGCTATGCTTAGAGGGGCAAGAGGTGGACAAAGAGTTCAAGCACGAAGACGTTAATAATGCCACTAAAAAAAGGAAAAAGTAATAAGACTATAAGCTCTAATATAAGTATGTTACGTAAAGAGGGCAAACCACAAAAGCAAGCTGTAGCTATAGCTTTAACCACTGCAGGTAAAAATAAAAATGGCAAAAAGAAAAGACCCAAAAGTAGGAACAGGTAAAAAGCCTAAAGGGTCTGGACGTAGGCTGTATACAGACGAAAACCCTAAAGATACGGTGCCTATTAAGTTTGCAACTATGGCAGATGCAAAAGCTACAGTTGCAAAAGTAAAAAGAATAAATAAACCTTATGCAAGAAAGATTCAGATATTGACAGTTGGTGAACAACGTGCTAAAGTTATGGGAAAGACAGCCATAGCCAATGTCTTTAAACAAGGGAAATCAGACTTGCGAAGGAAACATAAAAAGAATGCCGTATCTACAAAGTAACATACCCTATTTCAAAGCATGGGTACGCCGTGAATATACTAAGAATATGTCGGAATATCATGGTGAATTTTTACATTGCATGGTGGTAGCAGTCACCACAATGCCAAACAGAACATTAAGTTTTCAGGTCATATTTACAGGTTGTGAATCTGACGATGAAGAAGATAGCCCTAACGTGCATGGCGGTGCAATGTGGGCTAGAATGCCACTAACAGCATTGGTGGCAGATACTCCACTAGAACAATGGCCTATGCCATTGCCTACATATTTAGCGCAACCTTGGGACTGTATGTCCCACTGGCATTCAGTCTATAAAATAGATCGTGCAACTCCTGCACCTTGGATTGCCAAGATAGATGACGAGTTCTATCCTGCTAAATATTATTTTACTGTAGACTACACAGATAGTGAAGTAGCTGATGATCCTGCTCAACATAAACAATCTCACGTCCTTGAGTTGTTGGATGCAGGGGAATATACTGGTAACATGGTTGCGTTACCCAATAATAGAGTGAGAGTAACTCACCCTGCATGGTTTGAAATGGGAGAGGGCGCACCTGATTTTAAGCCCAATCAAAATATATTTCACTCGAAAGAAGACGTGAATTACGTTTGGGATACGCAACGAGTGTTTAATAATTTATATAGCGAAGGAGATGAATAGCTATGGCAATGCATAAAAAGAAAGGCATGGCACGTGGAGGCATGAAGAAAAAAGGTATGGCTCGTGGTGGTATGAAAAAGAAAGGTATGGCACGAGGCGGCATGAAGAAGAAGGGTTACGCAAAAGGTGGTTCTGCTATGATGACACTTGCAAAAATTCGTGCAGCAGCTAAAGCCAAAGGCTATAAGCTGGTGAAAGTGTAAGGAGGGTTTAATATATGTCACTATCAGTAACACGAGAGGAAGGTATTGAGGTTTATCAAAACCCAAACATTTCTTTTACAACAATGAAACGAACAGTAACTAGTCTTACTGATGCAACTAAAACAGTAACAGCAGCAGAATCAGGCACAATTTTTACTCTGAATCGTGCTGCAGGTATTGTGGTAACACTTCCTGCTGCAGAGGCAGGATTGTATTATGACTTTCATATTGGAACAACAGGCACATCAAATAGCTACACTATTTCTGCTGCAAGTGATGCAGATACTATGCAAGGTGTAATTTTGCATATGGATAAAGATGATGTAGGTACTGCAGTTGCTCTTAATGAAAATGTAGATACAAATGGTTTTAACGTACCTGCTGCCGCAGACCATCAGTTGATTTTAAACTCAGATGCAGATGGACGTTTTCTTGGTGGTTACGTAAGTTGCGTGGCTATCACTGATGCTATTTGGATGGTAACAGGACATCTATTTGGTGATGGTACTGTAACCCATAACTTTGACTAAATGAGGTCATAGTAATTTAAAACAGTTGCAATCCTATCATAACGGGGTTGCAACATTGTGCATTTTATGTTATAACTAAATATGTTATAACTATCTCTAGTAAGTTGAGGCTTACAAATTAAGGAGATAGAAATGCTAAAAAGAATATATAATTATTTAAAAAAATCACAAGAAAATAGAGTTGCTTATTGGCAACTGCAAAATATGTCAAATAGGGCATTAAAAGATATAGGGATAAGTCGTTGCGAAATTTATCAGAAAATCTACGGTGAACAAAGCTGGAAACCATATTAAGTAGAGGATAAATGAAATGCTATCACCACCAATACAAGCTTTAGGCGGTTTATTTGTTTTTTATGTAGGACTAAAATTATTTAGTGGTGGCATGAAAAACATGGGTAATATAGAACACTTGCAATGGTTTCTAGGCAACCCTATCTATATGTTCATAGGTGGGATAGCAATGACCCTAGCTTGGCAGTCTAGCTCTCTTAGCACTACTGCGATCATAGCTTTAGTTGCTTCTGGTGCTTTACCTTTACCTGCTGCAATAGCAGCAGTGCTTGGAGCAAACATAGGAACAACTGGAACAATTTGGCTTGCAGGTTTTTTCGTTAGTGACGGTATGCCAAAAGGCGATACACTAAGAATAGCTATAATACATACAGGTGCAAACTTAATGATGGCAATAGCTTTATTACCTTTTTGTTCGCAGATAGCTAAGTATGTCGAGAGGTTTTAATGGCTAAAAGTAAATCTACAGTAAACAAGGCTGGAAACTACACTAAGCCAGCCATGCGTAAAAGACAATTTGCCAGAATAAAAGCTGGCAGCAAGGGCGGTAAACCTGGGCAGTGGTCGGCAAGAAAAGCTCAAATGCTGGCCTCTGCTTATAAAAAAGCAGGAGGGGGATACAAATAATGATGCGTTATTTAAAAAGACTTTGGTGTGCTTTAATTAATCGTAAGTGTAATCCAGAGTGTGACTGTTGTTAAATGGCCCTAAAAAAATCTCAAAAAAGTCTAAAGGATTGGACTAAACAAAAGTGGAGAACTAAGAGTGGCAAGCCCAGCGCTAAAACGGGAGAACGTTATCTCCCTACTGCTGCTATTAAGTCTCTCAGTGCTGCTGAGTATGCAGCTACTTCAAGAGCCAAACGAAAAGGCACGAAGGCAGGTAAGCAGTTTGTGGCTCAACCTAAAAAGATCGCAAAGAAAACTGCTAGATTTAGAAGGACTTAAACCGTGAATATAAGTACAGGTTTATTAGATTATTTGCCTTTGCCACAAATGCCTTTTAATAAAACAAAAACAACAGAGTCTACAACTAAACAAGAAATAGTTGAGGCTTCAAAAACAGCCATGGATAAAAAAGCAGATAAATATAGGTATGAGGATGCATATGCATATCATCCACACAATAGAAACAAAATGTATCCTAGACAGGGACGCAATGTAGACTTTGTTGTGGCATAGGAAAATAGTATGGCAAGTACAATAATAGATGACTATAAAATATTTCCAAGACTAATGATGTTAGTTGTAACTATATTAACATATCAATCTGTTCATTGGTATATGTCTTTACCCGATCCTACTAATGGACAAGCAGGACTTGTATCTGTTTGTATGGGAGCTTTAACAGGATGCTTTGGCATCTGGATGAATAAAGAAGCTAAGACTGATAGAGGTACAAAATAATGTATGTAATTGTTTTATTAATGTTTGCAGGTGGAGATCACAAGGTAGCTTCAGATCAAATATTATATCCAAATCAAGAGATGTGTGAAGTTGCAGAGGTAGTATTATTACAAAAACTAGAAGTTTCTAAACCTACTCCAGACTCTTTTGTAATTACTAAGTGTGTAGAAATGTCTTTTGCTAAAGAATCAAAAGGAATAGCATTATGATCCAAGCGTTAATAGGACCAATAGCAGAACTAGCTGGTGGTTGGTTAAAAGGTAAAGCAGATGTACAAGCTGCGGCAAGTAATCTTAAACTTGTAGAGGCAGAGGCAAAAGCAACTATAATGAAGTCAGCCGCAACATCTGAGGCTGATTGGGAAAAAATTATGGCACAAGGAAGTCAGTCTTCGTGGAAAGACGAGTGGCTGACAATTTTATTTTCAATACCTCTTGTACTTGTGTTTACAGGAGATTGGGGTAGAGAGATAGTTGCTAATGGTTTTGTAGCACTTGAGTCTATGCCAGAGTGGTATCAATACACACTTGGAGTTATTGTGGCTGCTAGTTTTGGTGTAAGATCAGCTACTAAGTTTTTTGGGAAAAATAAATGACATTTAAATTAAGTGCAAGAAGTATTCGTAAATTAGAAGGTGTAGAGAAAGATCTTGTAGCTGTAGTTATGGAAGCTATTAAGTTAACTAAGGTAGACTTTGGTGTGACCTATGGTTTACGTACACTAGAAGAGCAGCAAAAGCTATTTGACTCTGGCAGATCACAAACTATGAAATCTAAACATCTTGATGGTAGAGCCGTAGATGTTGTAGCATATTTTGGTTCTGATATTTCTTGGGAACTAAATGTATATGATGATATCTGTGATGCATTTGCAGAGGCAGCTAGACGTATATCAATTCCTATCAAGTGGGGTGCAGCTTGGTCAGAGGGTGATATTAGAATGTATCAAGGGACTGCAGAGGACGCAATGAATAACTATATAGACTTGCGTAGATCACAAGGACGCAGACCTTTTATTGATGCACCACATTTTGAGATGATGTAATGGCTAGAAAATTAACAGAACAACAACAAAAGTTTTTAGATGCATTGTTTGATCAGGCAGCAGGTAGTGTGGCTCAAGCTAAAAAACTAGCTGGCTATGCTGAGACTACATCTACTACACACATTGTTAATAGTTTAAAAGAAGAGATACTTGAAGCTACACAAATGTATATGTCACGTAATGCACCACGTGCAGCAGTTGCAATGGTAGGAGCACTAATGGACCCAACAGAGTTAGGTATACGTGATAAGATGCAAGCAGCAAAAGAGTTGTTAGACCGCACAGGTCTTGTTAAGACAGAGAAAATGCAAGTGGAAGCAAAGGGTGGAGTTATGCTTATGCCACCTAAACAGGTAGAAGAAGATTGATTAAAACAGGACGTTGGAAATTACCTCAACCAACAGATATACAAGAAGACAATGAGTGGATAGAAATCCCTCGCATCGCACGAACTGTCCCGTTTGGCTATGAACTACACCCTGAAGATAATGATGTTCTAGCACCTATACCCGACCAGCTAGATAAGTTACAACAGGCTAAGAAATATTTAAAGCAATATTCATATCGTGAAGTTGCTAACTGGCTATCTAAAAATACAGGTAGGTATATTTCTCATGTAGGATTAAGGAAGCGGCTTGATAATGAGCGAACAAGGAACAACAAAGCTAGAAGCCTACGCAGATGGGCAGAATATGCGAAAAAGGCAATCGCCAAAGCGGAAGCCCTTGAACAAAAAAGAATCGACAGTAAAAAGAAAGAGGACAGCGCAGACGCAGCCTAACACTATATTAACTGAAATACCTGTAGAAGAACAGCACAACGTAGTTTTTAAACCTAACGATGGCCCCCAGACAGACTTTCTTGCAGCAGGTGAACGTGAAGTATTATATGGTGGTTCGGCTGGTGGTGGTAAGTCATACGCAATGTTAGCTGATCCTCTACGATATATGGGACATCCAGATTTTTCAGGGTTACTTTTACGTCATACCACAGAAGAACTTAGAGAACTTATATTTAAATCACAGGAGATGTACCCTAAGATTTGGAAAGGTATTAAGTGGTCTGAACGAAAAATGCAGTGGACCGCGCCCTCTGGTGCGAGATTGTGGATGTCCTACCTAGACAGGGAAGATGACGTCCTGCGATACCAAGGTCTAGCATTTAGCTGGATAGGCTTTGACGAGTTAACTCAGTGGCCTTCACCCTTTTCGTGGAACTACATGAGATCACGTCTACGGTCCACTGCACCCGACCTGCCCGTATACATGAGGGCAACTACTAACCCAGGAGGTCGGGGCCATCATTGGGTCAAAAAAATGTTTATTGATCCTGCACCGCATGGAGAGTCTTTTAATGCTACGGATATTGAAACGGGTGAGGTTTTACGTTATCCTGCTGGACATGCGAAAGCTGGCAAACCTTTATTCAAGCGTAGGTTTATACCTGCCCGTCTTACCGATAATCCTTACCTAGCCAATCAAGGTGACTATGAGGCAATGCTACTATCGTTGCCTGAACAACAACGTAGACAGTTACTAGACGGTGATTGGGATATTAAAGAAGGTGCAGCGTTTACAGAGTTTGATAGAAAGATACATGTAGTAGAGCCATATGATATACCTAATAATTGGGTAAAGTTTAGAGCTTGTGACTATGGTTATGGTAGTAAATCAGGGGTGATTTGGTTTGCAGTATCTCCAAGTGAGCAGTTAGTTGTTTACAGAGAACTATACGTAAGTAAAATTCTTGCTACAGATTTAGCGGATATGGTGCTAGATCTAGAGGCAGGAGATGGAAATATTAAATATGGAGTTTTGGATTCTTCTTTGTGGCATCGTAGGGGCGATACTGGTCCTACTCTTGCTGAACAGATGATTATAAGAGGATGTAGATGGCGTCCCTCTGATAGATCAAAAGGCTCTAGAGTTGCAGGAAAAAATGAAGTACACAGACGTTTGCAGGTGGATGAGTTTACAGAAGAACCTAGATTAGTATTTTTTAATACTTGTACAAATCTAATATCTCAATTGCCAGCTTTGCCTATTGATAAAAAGAATCCTGAAGATATTGATACCGCATCAGAAGATCACTTGTACGATGCACTAAGATACGGTATAATGTCAAGACCACGATTTAGTATATTTGATTATGATCCCATGGGCGTACCATCACAAGGGATGCAAGTTGCAGATTCAGTGTTTGGATATTAATAAGGAAAACTAATGGAAGATAATGATCAAGGTTTTATAGAGGATGATGCAGTTGTCTTAGCGGATAGTGAGGATTCTGCTACAGAGGACTATGAGACATCTAATATTATTCCATATGTTATGGAACGATATAATCGTGCAGAAACATCTAGGCAACAAGACGAGCATCGTTGGCTAAGAGCTTATAGAAATTATAGAGGTTTATATGGCCCTGACGTTCAGTTTACAGAGGCAGAAAGGTCAAGAGTATTTATTAAGGTAACTAAAACAAAAACACTTGCAGCATATGGTCAAATTGTAGATGTATTATTTGCAAGTCAAAAGTTTCCATTAACAGTAGATCCAACAGAATTACCTGATGGCGTAGTTGCAGATGTTAACTTCGACCCTAAAGAACCAGAACAATTAAAAGAGAATACTATAAATGATCCTGTTAGCCCATATGGATTTAAGGGAGATGGCAATGATTTGCCAGCAGGAGCAACACAAAAAACTTTATTAGAAAGTTTAGGGCCACTAAAAGATAAACTAGGTGATATTGAAGGATTACGTGAAGGCGTAGGTAAAACACCTACTTCAATTACATTTAGCCCTGCTATGGTGGCGGCTAAAATGATGCAAAAAAAGATACACGATCAACTAGAGGAATCTGGAGCTAGTAAACATTTACGTAGTACAGCGTTTGAAATGGCGCTATTTGGAACTGGTGTGATGAAGGGGCCATTTGCTATTGATAAAGAATATCCTAATTGGGATGAAACAGGTGAATATTCTCCTTTAATAAAAACTATACCACAAGTATCACATGTTTCTGTGTGGAACTTTTATCCTGATCCTGATGCTATTAATATAGAAGAGGCACAGTATGTAATTGAAAGGCATAAGATGTCTCGCTCACAATTACGTGCATTAAAGCGCAGACCTTATTTTAGACCTACAGTTATTGAAGAAGCAATAGAACTAGGTGAAAATTATCAAAAAGAATATTGGGAAAATGACCTAGAAGATTATATGTCTGACTATGGCACATATCGCTATGAGGTTTTAGAATATTGGGGTACAGCAGATACTGCTATGCTTTTAGAGCAAGGCGTAGATATACCAGATGACTTACAAGATGTAGATGAGTTACAAGCGAATATTTGGATTTGTAACGGCAAATTATTGCGTATGGTTCTTAATCCATTTAAACCTGCTAATATCCCATATATGGCTGCACCGTATGAATTAAATCCTTATTCATTCTTTGGGGTAGGCATAGCAGAAAATATGGATGATACACAGACTCTTATGAATGGGTTCATGCGTATGGCGGTAGATAATGCTGTGCTATCAGGTAATCTTCTTATAGAGGTAGATGAAACTAATTTAGTCCCAGGCCAAGACCTTAGTGTATATCCAGGCAAGATATTTAGGAGACAAGGTGGTGCTCCAGGTCAAGCTATCTTTGGCACAAAGTTTCCTAATGTTGCCGCAGAAAATTTGCAACTATTTGATAAAGCGAGGGTATTAGCAGATGAATCAACTGGATTCCCATCTTTTGCACATGGTCAAACAGGCGTCAGTGGTGTGGGCCGTACTGCTTCTGGTATCAGTATGCTTATGGGTGCTGCTCAAGGCGGTATAAAAAACGTAATTAAAAATGTAGATGACTATTTATTACGCCCTCTTGGTGAGGGTTTATTTAGATTTAATATGCAATTTGATTACGACCCAGAAATAAAAGGGGATTTAGAAGTAAAGGCACGTGGTACAGAAAGTCTTATGGCTAATGAAGTACGTAGTCAAAGATTAATGCAGTTTATGCAAATTGCCTCTAGTCCAGCTTTAGCACCATTTGCTAAGTTTCAATATATTATTAGAGAGATTGCAAAGTCTCTTGATCTTGACCCAGATAAAGTAACTAATAATATGGATGAAGCTGCATTACAAGCAGAACTAATGAAAGGTTTTCAACAACAGCAACCTGAACAAGCACCAGCAGGTGCTGACCCTGCAGACCCGACAGGAGCAGGGGGTGGCACTATAGGCACAGGACAAGCACCAACACCGCAAGAACAAGGATTTAGTGGTAATGAACAACAACAAGGAGCACCTCAACAAGCTGAAGGGGCTGGTGAGCAACCAGAAGCAATGGGACCAGTTCAGTAAATATTTAGATATGCTTATTGAACAGCAGCATCGTAATATAGAACAGACAGACAATATTCAAATAATGTATAGAGCACAAGGTGCAATATATCAACTACGTAGATTAAAATTACTGCGTGATGAGGTTTTAAAAAGTGAGTAACTTATAATGGAACAGCAATTAGATTTATTTCGTAAAGGTGGCCTTGAAGATGAGGGTGGTGAAATAGATGAAGTGTCTGGTAATAAAGTTCCTATAGGGGGAACTAAAAAAGGTGTACGTGATGATATACCTGCTATGATAAGTGAAGGTGAGTTTGTTTTTCCAGAAGATGTAGTTCGTTATATTGGTCTTGATAAATTAATGCAGTTAAGACAAGATGCTAAGATGGGCTTAAAAAAGATGGAAGCTATGGGTCAGATGGGTAATTCTGATGAGGCTATTATACCTGATGATCTTCCGTTTGATATGGCTGATTTAATTATTATAGGAGAGCCAAAACAAAAGCCTAAGAAAAAATATACTGGTGGGGTAGTTAAAGCGCAAGCAGGTACATTAATTACTAGACCCTCTGTGTATTCAAATCCACCTGCAAATATTCCTACATATACTCCCCCTGCAAGTTCTTTTAGACCTATAACTTATAATACAGGGCAGACAACTACATCAGGATACAGACCTGCATTTGTAGAACAAGGTGTAAATTATGAAACAGTTACAGGATCTCCAAAGCCAGTAGTTACAGCAAATCAACTTTTAGATTATTACGAAGTAGAGTACTACAATCCAGAAACTGGCGATATAAGAAAGTTTACTTTTTATAAAGGCAATCCTATAACGCCAATTCCAGATGGTTATATACCTTATCAAGAGGGAGATGAAATATCAGACGATACTGATGATGTAACAACTGATCCTACTACAACACCTACTACAAGTGTTCGAGATGATAATGATCGTGATCCACTTCCCCCACCAAAGCCTTTTGATTACGATGCAGCAAGTGCAGAAGAAATAGTAAACGAAGTAGGAAA